TCCGTCTGATTATCTTGCGTCTTTTTCCTTGTCTATCACTAACAGCAGTTCAAAAGAGTTCCTATTGCAGAAGGATGTGAACTTCTTACAAGAGTATCACCCAAACGCTTCATCCACGGGCACTCCGAAATATTACGCTTTTTTCGATGTGAGCAACTTTATCGTAGCCCCAACTCCTGACAGCAATTACACCTGTGAGCTTCATTATTACTACCGTCCGGCGTCTTTGACTGCGGGAGCGGACGGTGGAACTACATGGCTTAGTGACAACGCCCCCAATGCCTTGCTTTACGGTTCACTGTATGAAGCGTATATTTACATGAAAGGTGAACAGGACATGCTTCAGATGTACGAGAAGCAGTTCACCGAAGCCTTGTCTCGGATTAAAGATCTGGCAGAAGCTAGGGAAAACAGTGATGCGTATCGCAGAGGTCTGCCGGATCGGCCTCGGACATAAGGAGTAGAAGATGGCAACATCAAACGCAGCAACCACCTACTTGGAGAACAAGCTACTTAGCCTGATCTTCAAGAACAATGCCGGGAGTTTTTCAAGTCCGGGCGACTCAATCTATGTGGGGTTAGCCACCGCTGTTAGCAACGCAGAAGCAGGCACCCTGACAGAAGTGAACACCTCGACACAGGACGCAAACTATGTTCGCAGACAAGTGACAGCAGCGAACTGGACACTGGCTTCCTCGTCAACAGATCAGCAGACGGTCGTAAACGCGGCTAACATTGAGTACCCTGCATCAAGCGGCGTTGCTACATACACCGTGACTCATGCTTTTCTTGCAGACGCAGCCAGCAGCGGCAACATTCTATTTGTCGGCGCACTGGACGCATCGAAGGCGATTGCATCGGGTGACATCTTCCGCATCAATGCAGGGAACCTCACCATTGAGTTGAAGTAAATGGCACTTGTTCTGAAAGATCGTCTGAAGGAGACGACCACTACAACCGGCACTGGCACCTATACACTCGCTGGTGCCGTTACTGGTTTTGAGGCGTTTTCGCAAGTCGGCAACGGGAATACGACCTATTACTGCTGCACGGATGGCACAGACTTTGAGATCGGAATCGGAACATATGCGTCGTCAGGCACGACGCTGGCTCGTACCACGATCCTACAAAGCTCTAACAGTGACAATGCTGTTAGCTGGTCCTCTGGTACGCGCACTGTCTTCTGTACGCTGCCTGCTGAAAAGATGATCTTCAATGATGCTAGTAATGTGGCGCAAAACTTTACAGAGCAAGATCCGAATGCGTTAGCGTTCGCGATAGCGTTAGGATAGTGACATGGCGAATGCGTTCAAGACTTTCACAGACACGGCGGTAGGCACCGGAAATGCAGATGTCTATAGCTGCCCATCTGGCACCGAGACAACGATCATCGGCCTGAACATAGCCAACATCCTGACCGTCTCTATCACAGTCAATGTGCAGCTTATCAACGCCGATGGCGACAATGTCCATATCGTCAAGTCGGCTATCGTGCCTGTGGGTTCGTCGTTGGTCGCGGCGGGTGGTGATCAAAAGATTGTGATGAACGCGAATGATGTCCTACGGATTACCGCAAGTCAGGCGTCCGCCGCTGATGTAACTCTGTCGGTACTGGAGATTACCTGATGGCGCTTTCAACCGTATCAACAAACCAGCTTACAGACGCGACAGTCAAGAACGAGGACATGCAAGCCAGCACGGCGGCAAACCCGTTTCGCACTAACGCCACCAGCATCACTAGCGACCTGACGATTGCATCGACAGAGAACGCCGGGTGCTTTGGCCCTATCACCGTGTCTGCGACGATTACGATTAACGGAGTGCTGACCATTGTCTAGTCGTATTGATGTCGATGAAATCCGGTCAAAGACGACCAACGGCAATCTTACGTTTCAACCGAACGGCACAGGTATGCTGGTGCCAAAGCGTCCAGTTTTCTTTCAGGTCCAAGCCTCTAATACGGACCAATCAGTCTCTGCTGCGACATTCACTAAAGTTCAATGGGAATCTGTTGAAATAGATACAGGGTCATATTGGGACAGCACCAACAATCTATACAAACCGCTAGTTGCGGGTTGGTATATGTTTGGAGGAACCATAAGATTTCAAGTTTCGTCAGTTATGAAGTATTTGAACACATCTATTTTTAAAAACGGCGTTGTAGAATTTCGTCATCAACTTCAACTTACAGGTGATTACATTAACAATGGCAGTATGCCCCTTCCCACAGGGATGGTTCAGTTGAACGGGAGTTCAGATTACGTTACGGCTGTTGTGCAATTTGACCATAGCACTACAGTTCACGACTCTGTCTCCCCCAAATCTATCTTTTGGGGCATGTTAGTTCATGCGACATAGGTGAAGTAATGGCATCAGAAATCGGCGTACAGACAATACAGCATACGAATGGCACCGACGCGATAACCATCGACTCGTCTGGTCGTGTGCTGACCCCGGCGAGGCCATCTTTCCACGTCGGCAAAGGCAATGATTATGGTTTCACCAGCAGTGATAACGATGTGAAGTTCGACGAGACAACCGGCACCTTTCACAATAGTGGAATGTATGATGCTAGTAATGGACGGGCAACCGCGCCGGTAGCGGGTCTTTATTACTTTCACTGCTATTTGTTAACTAACAATCAAAACAACAATCAAGACTATAGGTCTTGGGCCTTTAAAAAGAACGGCACAAGATGTTATCGCATATACCACTATCAATTTACCGCAGACAAACATATGAGCATGACCGGAAGTTTGACTATTGAGTTAGCGGCAAACGACTATATCAGCGTAGAGGTGATAAATGGCGAGTTCTACGGTGGTGACTCACTGTACAGTCAGTTTATGGGTCATTTGGTGGGCTAGACAATGACCGGAATCATCAAGGTAGACACCATACAGGATAACGGCGGGACCACTAACATCACCCTCAACTCTGCGGGTAATGCCAAGATGGCAGGGCATGTTGTTCAGTACGTTGAGGCCAAGCGCACATCTACGGTCAATTTGACATCTGGGGTATATTCAGACGGCAGTACACATAGTGAGGTTACAGAGTGCCGGATTACATTTACACCTAAGTTTTCCGACAGCAAGCTGCTCATTACTGCTTGTGCAGACCTAAAATTTACAGGCGGCAGTCTTGGCACTTGGGTTGGCATTAGACGAGATGATGTGGCCCTATTTACTGGGTCAGATAATGGCTCAAATCTTACTAACACTGAAGGCAGCACCGGCAAAGATACGTTCTTGTTCGTTTATCGTAGCGACGGCGGTAGCGCCAATCACCATCATACGATGCAGCGTTCTCTTCTTTACGACGCTGCAAGTACAAACGCTCAAGTGTTTAAGCTTATGTTTGCGAGGTTTAGTAGCACGGGAACCAGTGCCCTTGGAGCTTGGGGGCCAACTACACTGTCTATTACGGAGATTGCACAGTAATGGCATACATCGGCAAGGCACCAAACACAGCGATAGTAAACCAAGCGACGAGTCAAAGCTTCAGCGGCAACGGCTCGACTACCGCGTTTACGCTGAACAGGTCCGTCAATGTCGGCGAAGACCTTGAGGTTTTTGTCAACAACGTCCAGCAGGAGCCGGGGTCCGGCAAGTCCTACACCGCATCCGGCACGACACTGACGTTTGACGAGGCACCGCCGTCAGGCACTGGCAATGTGTATGTCATCTACCGTGGTGAGGCGACTATCAACCCGCGCCTTGAGCATGACGCCAACGCTGCGCTGTCGGCGACAACTGGCACGTTTAGCGGTGCCGTATCTGGTACGACGGGTACGTTCAGCGGTGCGATTACATCGTCTTCTGGCGCAACAATCACCACCGCCGACAACAGTACACAGCTTACACTTAAATCAACAGATGCTGACAATAATATCGGCCCCCAGCTTGACTTGCGACGTGACAGCGGCTCACCGGCTGACGGTGATGTTCTTGGCCGAGTGCGTTGGTTGGTGGATGATGATGCTGGCAATATGGTTGAAAGCGCAATTCTTCAGAGTAACTTGGAGGACGCTTCTCAAGGCACGGTAGACACAGAGCTTCAAATTACAACATCCGTTGCAAGCACGATGCGTAATCGGATGAAGATTACAAGTAGCGAAGTATCGTTTAACGAAGATAGCATCGACAGCGACTTTCGTGTCGAGGGCAACGGCAACGCCAATGCATTTTTTGTGCAGGGTTCAGATGATTTCATAGGCGTGGGAACTGGCGCACCAAAGAAGAAGATACACATCCAAGACACCACATCTGACGGCATAATGATTTTTGATGCCAATGGCACAACTACAGACCATCAGATTTGTTTCGCCCACAATTATCAAAGCGGGGGTCAATCCGGCGGCAAGTATTATGCGATTGGCGTTGACGGCTCTGAAGACAGATTAGCGATTGCATACGACGCAAACTCACAAGCCAGTTTGTCCGCTGATAGTGTGATGGTCATAAAAGGCTCCAATGGTCGCGTTTCTATCGGCACAAATAGTACAGCCTTTAGATTTAATGTCATATCAAACCAAAGCGATTATGTGGCGCAGTTTGACCGCAACGTAGATATTGATGGAAACTTCAGAAACCACATAGTTTTTAGGAGAGGCGGCACCTCAGTCGGAGAGATTCAGTGCAGTAGCTCTGCAACTCAATACGGCACATCGTCAGACCACAGACTTAAAGAGAACGTGGAGGACATGACGGGAGCTATTGCTCGCGTGAAACAGTTGTCACCTAAAAGGTTTAGCTGGATTATAGATGAACTCGACAGCCCGAACTTTGATGGATTTTTAGCGCATGAGGCACAGACCGTTGTCCCACAAGCGGTTAGCGGCACCCACAATGCGGTGGATGATGATGGCGAAGCGGTCATGCAGGGTATCGACCATTCGATGCTGGTTCCTTTGTTGACTGCTGCATTAAAGGAGGCCGTTGCCAAGATTGAGACACTTGAGGCTAGAGTCGCAGCATTGGAGGGTAACTAATGCCGCTCAGTAAGATCGTAGCAAACTCTATTACGGACGACACGATTACCACGGACCAGATTGCTGACACTTCCGTGCATGGGCGGCGTAACCTTGTCATCAACGGAGGTATGCAATGTTCTCAGAGGGCCACCTCAAGCACTAGCACTGGTTATTGCTCTCTTGATAGATTTCGTATTCATCCAAACAACACGGATGAGTTAGCTTACACTTGGGCGCAAGATAGCACAGTTCCTGCCGGCGAGGGGTTCAGTAAATCTGCAAAAGTTTCTATAACGACCGCTGAAAATTCGGTGGCTGATAATGAAATTTTTAGAATACTGCATAGAATTGAAGGTCAAAATATGCAGCAAGCATCTTGGGGAACAAGTGGTGCAAAACCACTTACTCTCTCCTTTTTTGTAAGGTCAAATGTTACCGGAACATATGCAGTAGAATTTAGAATGAACGCTGGTGGCAGTAATTCTTTAAGTAAAAATTATACAATCAATTCCGCAGATACATGGGAAAGAAAAACTATTACCTTCCCAGCAAACACCTCAACTAATTTTACTAACGCCACAAGCGAAGGTTGTGAACTTGGTTGGTATCTCGCTGCTGGTGCAAATTATACAAGTGGTTCACTTGCATCTGATTACGGTGCAAATGCAACAAACACTCGCGCCGCCGGTCAGACTGCAAATGTAGCCTCATCAACTTCTAATACTTGGTATATTACCGGCGTGCAGCTTGAAGTCGGCGACAAGGCCACCCCCTTTGAACACCGCAGCTTTGGCGAGGAACTGACTCTGTGTCAGAGGTATTTCCACAACACAGCCCCTACAGGCACCGCACAGTATCTATGGGCTTTCCCAATCGCCGGAGCGTCACAGGTTTATAGGCGACTAAATTTTGTTTTCCCCACGACGATGAGGGCCAACCCTTCTTTAGTGAACGGTGTTGGTGGTTCCGCCGGTGTCTCTCTAGCGTCTGGCAAACCTACGGTTGAAAGCGGCTGGGAAGGCGGCACTGTCGTAAACCTTGATTTACAAAGCCCCTCTGATACAGCGTATTCTTGGTTTCAGAGCGGCGGGTTTGATGCGGAGTTGTAAAGATGAATATTACATCAGCACAATACTACACTAATGACCAAGGCTCCAATGAGGGCATCGTTGCGGTTATTGATGGTAATAATGTGGTTATACCTCTGGCCCCCGGCAACCGCCACTACGACGAGATACAACGCCAAGTAGAAGCTGGCACCCTAACTATACAGGAAGCTGAATAATGTCGTATATCGGCGTAGATCCAAATCTAGGTGACATCACCTTTCAAAGATTTACCGGCACCGGCAGTGCGACGGCTTTTACGCTGGCACAGAGCGTTGTCAGCGGTGAGGCGCTGATTGTAACAATTGGTAACGTCGTGCAGGAGCCGGGGATCGGTAAGGCATATACGGCGCAGGGCAATACACTGACATTCTCTTCTGCCCCTGCTAACGGCGACGTAATCACCGTCCGTTTCTTTGGCCGCGCTGTAGATCAGCCGACTAGCTACGCGATGCAGCTATTCAAGTATGTGGCAACCAGTAACCAGACGGCATTTACGGGGGCAGATGCAAATGGTGCGATTCTGGCTTTTAGTGGCAACGATGTCGATGTTTACCTTAACGGGGTGCATCTGGACAGTTCAGACTTCACGGCCAGCAACGGAGATACAATCACACTCGGTAGTGGGGCCACGACTAATGATGAGTTGGTGATCCGCGCCTTCCGTGCATTCACGGTCACTGATACAGTATCGAAGGCGTCCGGCGGCACGTTTGCTGGTGAGATTACCGCAACGTCCTTCCAGACCACGAACACCACGGTGGACACGGCAGGGTTCCGCACCAGCGACCAGACTATCAGTGAGAACACCACCATCGCCGCCACCAAGAATGCCCTTGGCATCGGGCCGCTTACGATTGCCGATGGCGTAACAGTGACGATTGCCAGCGGTGGCAATCTGACAATCCTGTGAGGCGCGTATGGCTTCGATTATAAATGTAGACAAGATTAGGGCGACGGGTAGTAGCACAGATGCGATTACTGTGGACACTAGCGGGAACTCTATTATCAAGGGCCACATCATAAAGTTCCACAGGCACTTTTTTTCAGTCACAAGCACTCAAACACAAACATCCGACAGCTACTCAGATGTGACAGGTAGCTCATTTACCTATACTCCGTTGAGTTCTACTTCTACGATTTATATGACCTTTACGGGCCTGTGCCGTGGTTATGCTCCGTCATCACAAGACATGATTGCTTATGTTCGCCCCCACTTCAATGGGGCGGCTGGTAACGCTTTTATCTTGCAAGCAGATAATTTAGGAAAACTCGGCGATGTGGTTTACTACCCGTTTTTCTTTTGTATAGCGCAGCAAATAAATCCTGCGGACCACACAACTTCCGCAATCACGATGAAGTTGCAAATTCGTGCCGGTTCTAATGGTCAACAGATGCAGTTTGTAGCCAACCAAAATCATTTGGCAACAGATGTATTCGAGGTAGCCCCATGAGTACACTATTCGTAGACACCATTAATGAGAAGACCAGCGGCAACGGGGTGGCCATTCCGGGGCATGTGGTTCAGTTTGCCAGCAACACTGAGGGCGGGAGCATTAGCTCAACCTCTACAAGTTTTGTAGCAAGCGGTGCAAACATCAGTTTCACGCCTAAATACTCAAATTCAAAAATCATTATCACCGCACAGTCTCGCAGGTTTAACATCTACACTGCCAATTTCATTCAAGTAAAATTGATGAGAGATGGGGCCACAAACGTCAGCGTAGACGGCACAGAACACTCCGGTTACATGCGGAATGACAACTCGTCTTCAAGCAATCAAATCTCCATCCCGCTTTCTTATATGTGGCAAGACGCTCCCGGCACAACAAGCGCGGTTAGTTACGAAGTGTACTATAGGGTAAGCACAGGGACGGGCTTCATGGCCGATGGTGGCGGCATTCAATATTACGTTATGGAGATTGCCCAATGAGCAGCATACTGAAGGTTGGCGAAATCCAAGACCCGACTAATGGGAACACCGCAGCGACGATTGATACCAGTGGTTATTTGTTTGCAAAGTTGCCGCACTTCTGCATCAAAGCTACAAGTGTGCAATCATTTGCAAGTAGCCAATACAATAGAGTTGAATTTCAAAGCACCGTTGCAGACACCCATAGTTTTGCAGACCTTGCTAACAATAAAATCAATTTTACTTCTACAACTGCTGGTGTGTACCAAGTTCACTTTGGCGGCAAAATGGAAAACATCTCGGCTGCTAGGGTTGGCTATTGGATACGCAAAGAAGGCGTCATGAATACTGGGCCTTATATTGGTTACTTTGAAGCAGAATCCAGTTCGGCTAGTTACATATTCCCAACATTTAGTTTTATATTCCCGTTTGTTGCTGGCGATTTTCTTGAGCTTGACTTGTATCATACGCATGGTTCAGCAAGAAATTCATATATAGCGGGTGCAGAGCTAGGCTTTTTTATGAGCGGTGTAAGGATAGGATAACCAATGGCAACAGTAGCAGACGCAATCACCGCTCTCATCCCTGACGAACAGTGGGTGCTTCGTGGTGAGCCAACCACAGGGGCTGAGTTCAACGCCATGTTCCGCCGGATTATCGGCGAGGACGACTTCGGCACCGCTGTCGAGTCTGACAACCCCGACAACTGGGGCGTGTCATGGACCACGGTAACTGAGAAGAAGGCCGAGCTTGATGCTGCCGAGCCGCTGAAGCTGCTTCGTGAAGAGCGGAACCGCCGCCTTGCAGAAACAGATTGGTGGGCCTCTTCGGATCTGACCATGTCACAGGCACGGCGGGACTACCGTCAGGCGCTGCGTGACATTACCAAAAGCTACAACAGTCTTGATGACGTTGTGTGGCCGACAAAGCCGGAGTAAGCGATGAGTAACGCTCGTAAACTTGCAAATCTGCTGGGAACAAGCACTACCGTCCCATCTTCTAAGCTGTCTCTTGTAACTAGCGATTTACCTGCTGGCTCCATTTTGCAGGTTCAGAATGTTGAGTTTACGCAACGTCATCAAATAAATACGAATAGCAGGACGGGTCTTAGTGGGCAGTATGCCGTGTCGATTACCCCCACTTCTTCGTCCAACAAAATTTTTGTTCAGACAAATATTAACTGTATTGTTTATAATACAAACGGAGTCAGAGCCATTTTGGTACGCAGTCCGTCTGGTGGAAGTGCTGTCGATGCATCCCAGCTTGGTTGGTATAATAATGGCGCTACATGGAAGCCCTTTAATACAAATTTCGGTCACCTTGACTCACCAGCTACGACTTCAGCAGTGACTTACTCTGTCGAGTGGAGGCTCGAATCAGCAGGGGGGAGTCCGGGTGGTCTTTATGTAAATTACGCAAATACCAATGCAGGTTTCACCACTTTAAACGATAGCCGTGCCACCATCACTGTGATGGAGGTTGCTGTTTAATGTTCGGCGCTCACGGCATATCAGAAAAAGCGATAGCTGATCAGGGTATCCTGTTGTTCGGCACTGAATCCGTGAGCGCAAACTTTACGCAGACCACATCACAGAGCTTTATATCGCCAGCCTCGTTAGACATGATTGGCGACTCGGTGTTTTCTGCGTTTGCCGCTGGCACGGCGGTTGGTGTTCTTACAGTTGACGCCAATTTCATACAATCGGCTGCTGCAAATCGTTTGCGTCAAACCGATGCTGATATGATTGCACAGTTTGATCAGACCTCGACGGCACTGTTGGTAGCGTCTGGCGTATCCGAACAATCTGGCAACTTTACACAGACGACAACACAAAACTTTACTGCATCTGGCGCATCGGAGCAGTCCGGCAATTTTACACAGACCAGTGCGGCTATAAAGATTGGCAGCGGCCTATCTACTCAGATAGCGGATACGATACAAACCACGTTGGCAGTTCGCATACGCGAGACAGCCCTGTCTATGGACAGCACGTTCCTTCAAACCACTGCTGCGTCGGTGGTCTTTTCAGGAGTCTACGAAATTGTGTTTAGTTTCCAGCAATCAACCTTGGCGGCGCTGCTTTGGGAGAATTTGGACGCGAGTACAAATCAGGAATCGTGGTCTGAGATTACTCACACAGGAGATTCATGGTCAGAGGTGTCCGCTGGTGGTACAATCGAGACATGGACAGAGATGGTGAAGTAAATGGCATCCACCTATACAGCTAATAGTGGCATAGAAAAGCCGGGATCTGGTGAGCAGTCAGGTACTTGGGGAACGACCACTAATACAAATTTCGACATCATTGATCGCGTCATGAGCGGCGTCGGTACAATTACCCTATCTGGCACGACCCACACCCTGACCACATCGGACGGTGCCGCATCGGATGGCCACTACAAAGTTTTGCAGTTGGCAGGCTCACCCAGCGGCACGAACACCATAACAATCAGCCCCAATGATCAAGACAAGCTGTATTTTGTGTACAACAATTCTGGTCGAAGCGTCATATTCACTCAAGGCAGCGGCGGGGATGTAACCATCTCGCAAAGTGATTACGCAATCATTTATGCAGACGGCGCTGGTAGCGGTGCAAAAGTCACATTGATGACTTGGGGCGCTGCTCAAATAAAAGATAATGCCATTACCACGACCAAGATCGCAGATAACGCAGTCACTGCCGCAAAGCTGGCAGACACAGCCGTATTTTCATCCGGCACTAAGATGCTGTTTCAGCAAACAGCAGCGCCTACTGGCTGGACAAAAGACACTAGCCATAACGACAAGGCGTTGCGTATTACGAGCGGCACTGTCAGTACCGGCGGTTCCGTAGCCTTCGAGACAGCGTTTGCAAGCCAAGGCGTGGCAGGAACTATTTCAAACAGTGTTTCTGGGTCAACAGCCGCACACACGCTGACCGTCGCGCAGATGCCGTCACACAACCACACTGGTACAGTCCAGCAGCGCGAAGACTTTAACCCAACCACAGGCACAACCACACAGACGCCTCTTGGATTTGGCGACACAAGAGGTGGCTCTCGTGCGTCTAACTCGCCGCTTACGATTGCAAACACAGGTGGTGGCCAAGGTCACTCTCACGGCGCGGGGTCGCTTTCTGTAACCTCAAGCTTTACCGGCACAGCAATCAATCTGGATGTTCAGTTTGTAGACGTAATCATCTGCACAAAGGATTAGTCGTGAAGCTGGAAGTTAAGCAAAACTGCCCTCTAAGTGATTTCAGCCCGTGTAAGCAGTTTGATTGCGCTTGGTTCATGAAGATCGACGGCACCAATCCCAATACCGGCAAGCCCACAGAGGAGTGGGGCTGCGCCATGGCGTGGCTTCCGGTTCTTCTCATAGAAAATGCACAGCAATCTCGTCAAACTGGCGCTGCTGTAGAGTCGTTTAGAAATGAGATGGTGGAGTCAAACAAGATCAGTCAGGCTCTATCAGCGATTCAGTCGGGGGCCGCAAACAAACTACTAGAGATGTGACATGCCGTTACAAAAAGTACAATTTAGACCCGGCGTGAACAGGGAAATTACCTCGTACTCTAATGAAGGCGGATGGAGAGACTGTGATAAAATTCGCTTTCGATTTGGCTATCCTGAAAAGATAGGCGGCTGGGAGAAGTACACCGCCAATACATATCAAGGCTCCGCTCGTGCGCTTCACAACTGGATCGCCCTTGACGGCTCAAACTTTCTTGGTGTCGGCACACACCTCAAATACTACATTGAAGAGGGTGGAGCGTTTAACGACATTACACCCATCAGATCTACGACAAGTGCCGGTGACGTAACATTTGCCGCTACTAACGGAAGCACAACCGTGACGGTTACGGACGCTTCTCACGGCGCTGTGGAAAATGACTTCGTAACATTTTCTGGCGCAGCCTCATTGGGCGGGGTGGTTACAGCCAGCGTTCTCAATCAAGAGTACAGAATAACTCGGATTGTCAACGCCAATTCATATGAGATAACGCTTTCCGCAGCCGCAAATTCGTCTGATTCCGGCAACGGAGGCAGCAGTGTTGTCGGCGTGTATCAAATTAACGTGGGACTAGATACAGTTGTTGGCGGAACCGGATGGGGTGCGGGGACATGGAGCCGTGGTGGCTGGGGTTCGGCGGAACCAAATGGCCTAACCACAACCACGCAAATACGTTTGTGGTCACATGACAATTTTGGCGAGGACCTGTTGATAAACCCTCGCGACTCGAATCTTTATTACTGGGACAAAACAAACACTACATCAGCAAGGGCCATAGAGCTTTCTACCAAATCAGGAACCAAGACTAGTGTGCCGCAGATAGCGAAACAGGTTCTGGTGTCTGATCAGGACAGGCATGTGATTGCGTTTGGTTGCGATGGCTTGGGCGCGAACTCTAGCGCAACACAGGGCAACGGAACGCAAGACCCCCTGCTAATACGATTTTCATCACAAGAAAACCCCATTGATTGGTTCCCCAGTAGCACAAACACAGCGGGAGATCTAAGGCTTGGCGCTGGCTCTACCTTTGTCCAAGCGGTTGAGACTAAGCGTGAGATACTTGTGTGGACAGACACCGCGCTAAATTCTATGCGTTTTATTGGTCCTCCGTTTACGTTTGGCCTACAGCAGCTTGCATCGAACATTACTATCATGGGTCCTAACGCTGCCGTTGCGACAGAAGACGTTGTGTACTGGATGGGTATCGACAACTTCTACACATACGCCGGTCAGACCCAGCAACTACCATGCTCGGTGAAGGACAAAGTGTTTCTCGATTTTAATCTTGAGCAATCAGATAAGGTCATGGCCGGGGTCAACTCAGAGTTTTCTGAAGTCTTCTGGTTCTACCCATCAGCAAGCAGCAGCGATAACGACAGATACGTCGTTTACAACTATGGTGACGGCATTTGGTATTTTGGAAACCTTTCAAGAACTGCATGGATTGATAGGGGAACAAGAACGTACCCAATAGCAGCTTCGTCAACATACTTGTACAACCATGAGTTTGGCTATGATGACGATGGCTCCGCCATGAACTCATTTATTGAGTCTGGTGCGATGGACATCGGTGACGGCGAGCAGTTTACCTACATACGAAGAGTCATCCCCGATCTCTCTTTTATAGGCTCTACGGAACTGAGCAGCCCCCAAGCTACATTTACAATCAAGGCTAGAAACTTTCCGGGCGAAGACTTTGGCAATACGGCGGCAGGGACCACCACAAGAACTCAATCGTCTCCTGTCGAAACCTTTACAAGTCAACTGCATTTAAGGGCTAGAGGCAGATCTTTTGCTATGCGAATAGAGTCCGAGGCATTGGGGGCAAAATGGAAGCTGGGAAGCCCCAGAGTTGACATGAAGCCGGATGGGAGGCGCTAGATGTCGTCTAATCAGATTGCCCCACCTAGATTGCCGGAGCCGACTCGCGAGTATTCTCAAGTGTACATGCAGGACCTTTTGCGCGCTCTTGAGATTTTTATTGAACAGGAGCGCAATCCCGGTGAGATGCGCGGCACAAAGATTACGTTGACTGAGCTACCAACTAGCGCAACGGGCCTAGAGACTGGCGCGCTATACAATGATAGCGGTACCGTAAAAATAGTATCATAGTACAAATAGACTGATCATGGGCAGCAAGCAGTTACAAAATAAAAGTAAGTATGATCAGTATGACATGGATGGCGATGGCATCGTCACAGATGAAGAGCTTGAACACGCAAAGGAGATAAAAGAGACAGAGAGGGATCTGAGAAAGAGCTTGGCGCAGCTAAGGATGGCCAGATTCACTTTAGTGGGTATGGGGGTTTTCACGGCCGCCATGTTTACGCCTTGGGTTTCTGTGGAAAGAATCCACGCTTTGTCTGAAATTTCGTCATTATTTTATATTTCTGGCGCTGGAATTGTTGGGGCCTACATGGGGACAACCGCATGGATAGCCAAAAAGTAAATCAGGGAGATCTGTAGGGATGTGGGGAATGCACGGACGAACCACATCCCTACAGGCAAGGGTGAATAGGAGAAGAAGTAATGTTGCAGGCATTGATCGGTCCCGTCACGGGCCTTCTGGACAAATTTGTAGAGGACAAGGACCAGAAAGCAAAGTTGGCGCACGAAATAGCGACCATGGCAGAGAGACACGCCCACGAAGCGGCCATGGGTCAGATAGAGATCAACAAAGCGGAGGCGCAGCATAGATCTGTATTCGTTGCTGGCTGGCGTCCATTTCTCGGCTGGGGGCTGGCAGTAGCCATGATATGGCACTTTGTGCTTGCGCCCGTAACCATATTTGGCTTTGCGTATGCCGGTATGGAGGCACCGGACCTTCCAACCTTTGATATGGACAGTCTTATGACCGTTCTTCTTGGTATGCTTGGTCTTGGGGGCTTGAGAACCGTAGAAAAGGTTAAGGGGCTTACAAAATGAACAAGGATCAGCTTCGCAAAGAGTTGGCAGAGGACGAGGGGTGTAAGTACGAAATCTATTTAGATCATCTCGGTCTACCAACCTACGGAATTGGCCATCTTGTGGTAGAGGATGACCCAGAGTATGGACAGCCTGTCGGCACCCCTGTCTCTGAGGAGCGTGTGCGGCAAGTGTTTTCCTTGGATATCGCTTCAACGCTTGATGAATGTCAGGTTCTGTATCCAGACTTTGATGATTTACCCGAGGACTGTCAGTTAATCATCGCAAATATGATGTTTAATATGGGAAGACCACGACTTTCCAAGTTCAAGGGCATGAAGGCTGGCGTGGATGCTAGAGATTGGAACCGTGCCGCGGACGAAATGGTCGATTCGCGGTGGTATTCGCAAGTGCCAAATCGTGCTATAAGATTAGTAGACAGAATGAGAGCATTGTCTGAAGCAGAGGTGTAGTAATGGCGTTACCACTTTTATTAGGATTAGCTGGATCTGGCCTAGCGGGGGCCGGGATGCTGGGCAGCACCTTAGCAGCAAGCCCACTTTTGGCTGGCGCTCTTGGTTCCGGCCTTGGCTCTCTCGCTCAGGGGGATGATCTTCAAACCGCTGTCGGCACCGGCCTGCTCTCTTACTTTGGCGGCAAAATGCTAGGTCCAAAGCTGGCTGGTGCTGGCATTGGATCAACGGGGGCGGACCCCGTAACTGTTGGCGGCAGAGAGCTTTTAACCCGTGAGGCAGCCGGTAGTGGCGCACAGTCGCTTATGGGCAGCGCATTTTCTCCAGAGGCGTTGGCTGGGGCAGGGACAGGTCTGCTTGCAAATGAGATCATGAGGCCGCCACCGACGTTCGATACGCAAGATGATGGGCCAGAAGCACCAGAGGCAAAAAAGGCCGAGCGCGAGGTGTTGACTCCTCCCGTAGTCTACAGGCCCGGTATTGATCCTGAGTTCAACTTTTTCAGACCGATGTCAGAGGGCGGCCTAGCGGCGCTGCCCGTGCCACTGCGTGTAATGGCAAACCGCAAAATGCAAGAAATTTACAGTGAGCCGCTCGGCATGAAGTTCCAATATGTTGACGATAAATCTGCCAGAGAGGCAAAGAAGAGGTTTGAAGAGACGCTCCTTGGCAAAATATTCGGCGGTGGTAGTGGCAAAGATATGATGGGCAGAAGAATGGCCCTTCAAGCAACAAAAGAAAAATTCATGGAGGACTACCCAGCGGCAGCCAAAAGGCTTGGCATGGCGCAGGGTGGGCTTGCATCACTGTCTTATCAGGAAGGTGGGCCAACTTCTTTAGAGGAGCGCCGCATACGGGCCATCATGGAGGGTGTGCAGCGCCAAAGGACAGAGGATGCCCTAAATGACAAAGAGCTTATCTCTTCTGTTGTGAACATTATTAAGTCTGTGGACGCTGATTCTCCAGAGGCTCAATCAGATGAAAATATGAGCATTTTGGCTAGGTTTATTGCCAAATATGGCAAAGAAGCTCTGCAAGATGTTGTGGAGCGCGTTAACAGTGGAGAGTTTGACCAGAACGCCATGGTTGACGAAGGCATGCTGAACGGTGCCGGTGACGGCATGGACGACATGATCCCGGCAACACTAGAGGGAGAGCAAGACGTTGTACTATCCGATGGTGAGTTTATCGTTCCTGCGGACGTGGTTAGCGGCCTTGGCAACGGATCGTCTGACGCGGGGGCGGACGCCCTCTATGAAATGATGGATCGCGTTCGTCAGATGAGAACTGGTATGACTGAGCAGCCGGAACAGGTTCCGCAGGATATGATGCTGCCAGCATGATTATTACAGCAGTACCCAGAGATGCTCTGGGTATCGTCTGGGGAGACGTAGTAAGGGTTTTGAATAAGTCGGTTGGAACTTCTGGTGGGAAGTATCACATCGACGATATTTACAAAGACATAGACAGCGGCCAGCTTGGCCTTTGGCTAGTGTTAGATAAAAAGGATGTAGTTGCCGCGTTGACAACCAGAATTATACCTTACCCCGGAAGAAGGGCGATGGCATTAGACTGGGTTGGCGGCAGCAGAATGGCAGAATGGCTCCCCATGGCCCTTGAAACCATGGAAAAGTACGCAAAAGAGTCAGGATGCCAACATTTAGAGGGTTATGGCCGCAAGGCTTGGGGTAGATATCTAGGAAAGTATGGCTGGAAGCCCGAATACATAGCCTACAGAATGGAGCTTAACGATGGATGATGGAGTTTAATTATGGGTGGTGGTAAGGGTAAGCCACAACCGACTGATCAAACGGTTGTCCAAACAAATCTTCCGAAATATGTGAAGCCATATCTTGAGCGTCTTCTTGACCGCACAGAGGGCGAGTCCCTGCGTGACTACGAGGCTTACACAGGATCTCGTTTTCAGGAGGCCGGTGCCGATGTAACGGATGCTCAACAGCAAATACGAGATATTGCAGGCACTGGTATCGCAGGAATGCCGCAAGCTCAGGCTGCCACCATGGCAGGGGTGGGGCGCGCACTTCAGGGCATGGGGTATCGGGCAGAAGAATTTGGGCCAGATGCAATATCGTCAAGAATGTCCCCTTACATGCAACAGGTTGTGGATGTCCAAAAAGAAAGAGCCATTCTGGATGCTCAAAGACAGGGGGCGGATAGGGCCGCTCAAGCGATTCAAGCAGGGGCCTTCGGCGGCAGTAGAGCCGCGGTCCAAGAGGGACTGGCTCAGGAGGCTCTCGGCAGGCAACTCGCAGAAATACAGGCTTCGGGGCAGCAGCAGGCATTTGAGCAGGCAGCATCCCAACTTGACAGAGATAGAGCGGCCAGAGAGTCCGCAGAAAGATTAGGTCTTGGTGCAGGGGAGATGGCAGGCACTCAGGCTGCAAATCTAGTATCTTTGGGTAAAGCAGCTAGGGCCGGTGATATTGAGTCTGCCGCCATGCTTGAAAAGATTGGTCGAGATATTCAGCGTGAAAAGCAA